TTTTTTTTTATCTTGTTGTGCTATCCAATATTATAAGGTGTTTATTGTAGCAGATTTCGAGACAAAAGTCAATGTTTATTTTTACTTTGTTGTAAAAAAGTTACATAACATCGTCCTTCGCAATGCTTGTTGTTGGTCAACATTGCCCTTCGCAATACACATTTAGCTTAATTATTTATTAGCACCTAATATTACCAGTATAATCAATAACATATAGTGTTACAAAATTACTCTCTTTTTTATTAATTTAGTATCGTATTTTTACTTTTGTAAGTTGAAGTTGGTTCAACAAAATTATCACAACCATCGTTACCCCCTCCCCCGTCTATGTTAGTTAGCACTGACTTACATAGCTAGGTTAGTTTACATAATGTGGTGATAGTAAGCGCACACTACTACATCTAGTACTGTTAGTGAGCATTCACTACTATATATAGTACTGGCCAGTGAAGTGTAAAGTTGGCATGAATGTTGCAGCGGGACCACTATAGAGCATCAATGTCCAGCACAATCTATGCCAGTCAGTGTCCACTAACATACGATATTGCCCTGGAACGGCTTGCCACTGTATCTAAGGGTTTTCCCTAGGGTATTCCTGACTATATTACTATGGCATTGTATGTCATTGATTTTATAGCGTTATCGAGTTTTATAGGCCTGGAATAATAACCCTACAATATTTCAGGTATGATTTTCTTACATATATATTATGAAAGGGTCAGTTTTATATGCCCTAGGGTTTGTCCTAATAGATTTATCTGAACCACTGTCGTATACTGTACTCATAGTAGTTAAACAACCATAGGAGGCTTTATGAAGTTTTTTCGTGGTGAAGCGCATTTCGTTCACAGTAACTGGTCTGTGACGGTTTATCGCTCCAGGATTGGCAACAGAATGGACGGCTTTCGGTACTACTACTCGTTTGAAGCCACTCAATGCGAACCACAGGGTGACGGCTATGTCATCACGAACAGGGTGCGCGGCAATGGCGGTAAGCGAGAGGCTTTAAACGCAATTCAACAGGCATAACTAACACACTAAGGAGAATTACACCATGGAAATTAAAAGCAACCTTTGCAGCAACGCTACACGTAAGATCGGCCTGCTCATCACCGCAGCTAGTGACTTAGGCATGGACATTTCAGGCTATGGCTTTGCAGATGAGAATCAAAACTCTGGCAATGTATACCTTTGGCTAGAAGATTATCCGTTCACACTCTATATCGGCCTAGGATCTGATGACATCTATGCGTCATGGTCTAACCCTGAGAATGGCGACGAAGAAGAAATAGCCATTGCAGGGATGTCTCTAACTGATCTTGATGCCTGGGCAACAGATCTTTACAACAGAGTCGAGGAGGCATAACCATGCAACGCAACAATAAGCACTATCACGACCCTATCGATGACTTCGTAGAGTCTGCCATGTCGCATCCTGTCTCTGCCGTTCTGTTCTGTCTGTTCTGTGCCATAGGTTTCTATGGCATAATCTGGCTGCTGTTAGCTGGTGGAATTATGTTGGGTCTTTAATCTTAATCAATCTAGGAGAATTGAAAATGATATTAGTAGACAAAACTTTTGAAATCGTCACCCATGAAAGCGCCGAAAACGGGGACATAGAAGATAGTGGGTTTTCTAGCGTCAATGAGTCTATGAGTTTTAGGGAACTAGTTGATGCCTTAAAACGAGAGTTTATACATGCTTCGCAGTCACCAGTCACCAGATCCACAACGGTATGGTTTACTACCGAGTCTGAGCAAGACTATAGGACTGGTGAATACCGTAATGAGTCAATCCACTTTAGTCGTTCCAACCCGGCCAGAAAAGCAAAGTATTGGATCAAGGCAATGCAGACTGCGGGATACCGCATATCCAAAGACCACAATATTGTGTCCAATCCATTTCACCCATTCGCAAGGGGTTAAACCATGAAAAACACTAGAGACCAATTTAAGGCTATCAGGCGGTCTTATAGGCTAGCCCGGAAAGTATCACCTCTAGCCCATGAAAACGCTGTTGCGGTTTATATGTCTACCGTATCGGCACTGCGCAGCTTTACTGGAAAGTGGGATTGTTGCGAGCCCATAAACCTAGCCAGCACCTACGAGCAAGGGAGAAAACGCGGTAACCATTGGTCTAGATCGCTTCACGTTTCCCTAGCTTGCACTCGTTTCTTTAAGGGGTTAAACCATGCGACGAAGTAGAGGTTAGTCATGCTTATTTGGTAGAGTCTTTAATCTTAATCAATCTAGGAGAAAACAATGCTTATTGTTTACAAACTTATGTCTCTAGTAGTGTTTCTTATGTCTGCGCTTGCGCTGGTCTTTATTCATGTCTATTCGTTCTTTAGCGCAGCACAGGCGATTGTACTTAGTGCAGGCTTTGTCGTGTCTTTGGTTTATGGTGTTATTGGTTCTGTGAGGAGCAAGTAAAATGACTATACATATGAATGTAAGTAGCATTGTGTCAATCAACATCAGCCAGGAAAAAGGCAGCTATTATCTGCCGTTCAGGGTGATCACTTTGGTGGACAAAGACGGCAAAGAGCATACGATTTATGTGTTCGGTACTTTTACCAGTGAATTGACTGTAAGCCTTTAGAACCGCTTACACGGCCTTGTCTGTGCTATCTAATGGGGTAGCATAGACTAGGCTGCTGGAAGCCTTTATAGACCGTTTTAGACCCATTACTGAGGATTCCACGATACCAGCAACATAGTCATGTTGATAATGTTGCCAGTATCACTCGAAAGGATTTTAGACGCCATGATGCACTATAAGGGGTATTTTATACACTACGGAAGCACTGGTGCTGTCTTTGTCACTAATAAACGACACGAAACGATATTAGTGTGCAACAGTGTAAAGTCTGCTAAAATGCGGATTACTAAGTTAGGAAAGGAAATCTCACTATGAGATGCTTATCATGTGACGGTATACTGTCTGATTATGAATCTTCGAGAAAGTCCATATTTTCTGGTGAATACATACAAATGTGTAGTATATGCTTCAAAGACATCAAAGGTGATTGTCTAGCCATTGGTAACACTTCTCTAATGGAAGAAGACGAAACTCACACAGAAGACTATGAGGACGATATAAACGATCTATCAGATTATGACGATTACTGGGAGGAAAGATGACTTACAACGGAAGATGTATCTTTGGCATGGTTTTTGCTAATGTAATAACATTACTAATGTTACTGATGATAGTGATGTTACTGATAGTAATATCATTACCAAAAGTAATTAATAAACAACATACAATGTATTATAACTATTATGATAACTTAGTTACTGATGTTGACGATAGTAACTTAGTTAAGAAAGGTAAAGAATGAATTATAGTGAATTGTCTACTAACAATAGTGAAAGATGTTTTTACTTTGCCATTGGTGACCTTGCAACATTGATAGAACAAAAAGAAACTGATGTTCTGTCTATTCTCAAGGTTCTGTCTTCCAGCTTGCGGCAATGTGACCAGCGTCAGCGTGAAGACATCGAAACCGCAATGTCTGTACTTTTAGCAAGAAAGGCCGAAGATGCTTACTATGACCAAAAAAGAATCTAAGTTTTTAAAACACATACCTTGCTCTGCCTGTGGGTCTTCTGATGCGAATTCACTCTATGATGATGGTCACCAGTATTGCTTTAACTGTGAAAACTTCGTAGAAGGCTCTGTAGAGGCTTCAAAGCCATTGGTGATACCTCGGTTAGTACCGAAGGCTACAAAGCCCACTGAGAGCGTTTTAGACCCCTCTACGGGGATGTTCCAGGCAATAACTGACAGGAATATTACCGTAGACACCTGCCGACACTATCAAGTCAAGGTTTCTGACGATGGTGCAAAGCATTACTACCCTTACGGCAACGATGTTTATAAGGTCCGTAATGTTGCAGAGAAACAATTCCATTGGCAAGGCAAGCCTGAGTTACCACTGTTCGGAATGGACAGATTCACCAGTGGTGGCAAGGCAGTTACCATCGTAGAAGGTGAATTAGACGCCTTGGCAGGGTTTCAGATGCTAGGGTCGAAGTATCCTGTGCTATCGATTAAGAGCGGTGCTAGTGGTGCGTTGAAGGACTGTAAGGCAGCGTATGAATATTTAGATGGGTTCGATAGTATTGTCATATGCTTTGATGCTGATGAACCTGGACAAAAGGCAGCACAATCCGTTGCTGAGCTTTTTGGTGCTAAGGCTAAGGTATTCAAGCACAAGGCAGATATGAAGGATGCCTGCGATTACCTTAAAGCCAACGATGCCGCTACCTTTGTAAGCCTGTGGTGGAAGTCAGAGCAATATGTACCTGATGGTATCGTCAAAGGTACTGACTTACACGACATGGTGATGGCTCCATTGGCAAAGTCAATTGCAGATTATCCTTATGATGCGTTGAATAAGACCACTGGTGGTATCAGAGGCCAAGAATTGATTGTGATAACTGCTGGATCTGGGCTTGGTAAGTCACAATTCCTTCGTGAGATTATCTTCCGTCTTCTTAATACAACATCAGACAACATCGGTCTTATGTTCCTGGAGGAATCAGTAAGGAAAACTGCATTGTCTTTAATGTCTTTGGCAGCGAATAAGCCTTTACATTTGGCAGAGGTTGATGCTACCATTGAAGAGAAGGAACTAGCATATAAGCGCACTGTTGGCACTGGTCGTATGTTTTTATACGATTCTTTCGGTAGTAACTCCATTGACAACATCTGCAACCGTGTGCGTTACATGGCAAAGGGGTTAGACTGTAAATATGTTTTCTTGGATCACATCAGCATCGTTGTTTCTGACCAATCGAATGGTGACGAAAGGAAAGCATTGGATGAAATAGTAACAAAACTTCGCATGATCGTGCAAGAAACTGGCATAGCATTGTTTGCAGTGTCTCACCTTAAGCGACCAGAGGGTCGTGGTCATGAGGAAGGCGCTGCTACTTCGCTGGCACAGTTGCGTGGCTCAGGTAGTATTGGACAACTTGCCGACATTGTGCTAGGGTTGGAGCGTCATGCGCAAGCAGATGACCCTATCGAAAGGAACACCACCAGGATTAGAACCATCAAGAATCGGTATAGCGGCGAGACAGGGCCATCAGGGTCGGTCTTATATGATAAATACACTGGTCGTATGACAGAGATTGTGGATACACTATGAGCTTTTTGATCGGTTTACTATCTTTTGTTGCTGTGTTGATAAGGAAATAACAATGGAAGAACTAACACAATTCTTGAAGGATCTTAGTCACCCAGAGCAATACGGATGGGCAGTATCACCAGAGGTACGAAAACAAGCACTGATACTACTCTGCAAGATCGATGGTAAAATGTTAGTAACACCATACACCAAAGCAGTTTTGGACAGTCGTGAAGCAATGAATGAAAGGAATTGATATGACAGATAGATTTGACTTGGAACAGGCAATAATGAATGTGTGGATGGTTAAGGATGACATTGGTACACTGCATTGGCTCTACATTGATGGCCCAGAGGGGCCGATGTCAGATGACCAAGTGTGTAATCACCTGATGGCATTAGAGTATACCCTAGAGTTAAAGATGCAAAAGTTGTGGGATACTTTCTGTGCGGTAAACAAGATCGATAACCATCGTAAATCTACTGATAGTGAATAGGAACTAAACAATGGGAATGTATAAAGAGCGTATCGAAGAATTCGACTATCTTGACCTCATGGCGTATGATGAAGGCAACGAAGACGAAGAAGATGATGAGGATGAGTCAGAGGAGGATGAAGAATGACCGAACTACGCCAAGCGGCAGAGCAGGCGTTGGAGGCTTTGGAATCTTTGGATTGTGGGGATACTTACAAAACACACAACGCAGCATCAGCACTACGTCAAGCACTAGCACACGAGGCATTGGACAGAATGGTGGCTGAGAATCAGCGACTTGGTTTGTATGAAGAGAAGCCACCAAAGCGTGACAACTTGTCATGGGTTGAGGAGAATAACAATGGTTAAAGTATCTGGTGTACCTTACGAAGTAGAATTAGAACTGCCTAATGTTAGCCTTGTCTGGGCAACAGAAGGCATGGAAGGCTACATTGCAGCGATGGCACGAGTATCCAACCCTGAGAACCAGGATAATCCTGACTATGAAAGATTGATTCGTTACCTAATCAAGCATCAACATTGGTCACCATTTGAGATGGTTAATGTCTGCATGGAGATTAACTGTACTAGGGACATAGCACGACAGATATTGCGTCATCGCAGCTTTACCTTCCAAGAGTTTTCACAGCGTTACGCTGAGGCACAGCAGTGGGATATATCAGAGGCAAGGATGCAAGATAATAAGAATCGTCAGAACAGCCTAGAAACCGCTGATAAGGATACACAACGCTGGTGGCAAGAGGAGCAACAGAAGGTGCTTAAACAGGCTAAAACAGCCTATAGCAATGCTTTAAAGTTAGGGATAGCCAAGGAAGTAGCAAGGAAGGTGTTACCAGAAGGATTAACAATGTCCAGAATGTATATGAACGGAACATTGCGCTCTTGGGTTCATTATGTTACATTAAGGTCTGGCAATGGTACACAGAAGGAGCATCGACTTATCGCTGAACAATGTAAAACTATATTGACAGACTTATGTCCAACAGTTATGAACGCCCTGTAACACCATGCACTAATGAGTGCGATTACGATAAGGAAAAGCAAATATGTCTGACTTGCCTAAGAACAAAAGAGGATCTAACAAAGTGGTCAAAGATGACCAACCAGCAGAGGTTACAAAGGATGAAGGAGTTACAGAGCCTTTCAAGATTGTGAGCATCACTGGTGATCGGAACGGTAACATCATTGGGCTAGGTAATGATGGTAGGGTGTATGCTCACTTTAACGGTGTGTGGACGAAATACCAATAAAGGATTTAAAATGCCATTACGAATTGTTCCTGTTGAATTAAAAGAAGCAAATGAATTTATCGGTGCTTTACATAGACACCATAAACCAGTACAAGGACATCGGTTTAGTATTGGAGTAAAAAAAGACGGTAAGTTGGTTGGAGTTGCTACCATTGGAAGACCAGTTGCTCGTTTAACCCCCGCAAAGGAAGTGTTAGAAGTTACACGACTTTGTACAGACGGAACTAAAAACGCTTGTTCTGCTTTGTATAGCGCTGCTGCTAGAATAGGAAAAGAAATGGGATATCTTCAAATACAGTCTTTTATACTCGATTCTGAAAATGGTGCTAGTTTAAAAGCAAGTGGATGGGTTTTTGTTAGTATTAGTCCAGGTGGTCAGTGGAAACATACTGATGGGAAACCTAGAAGAACAGACCAACCAACCTGCCCAAAACATAAGTATGTTAAAATTTTAAATCAAAATATTGAGTGAAATATGAATGAAAAGGTTAATCTTCCTGGACATAGAGACTGACACAAAGCAGTCTGTGATATGGTGCTGTGTAACTAAATGTGACGGTGAGGTGAAGGTATGGAAGGAAGCAGAAAAGTTGAGAGGTTATCTAAGGAAGGACGATGTGTACGTTATGCACAACGGCATTTCGTTCGATGCGTATCATCTGAATCGGCTCTGGAATACGAAGATTCGATTGAGCCAGTGCGTGGATACTCTGATCATGTCAAGACTGCTGAACCCAAACAGAGAAAACGGCCACAGCCTCGCATCATTCGGAAACCAGATAGGGTTGAGCAAAATTGATTTCAAGGACTATGATGCTGGCCTATCGGATGAAATGATAGAGTACTGCATCAGGGATGTTGAACTACTGGAAAAGGTATATGACAAACTACTCAAAGAAAAACAACAGTACGGATTCTCTGACCGATGTTTTGAAATCGAACATAAAGTTGCTGCACTCATTACAAAGCAAGAGCGAAGAGGTTTTAAACTCGATGTGCCTAAATGTATGGTATTACTGGCAGGATTTTCTGACAGAATGGGCAGAATCGAGCAAGAGCTTCAGCAGGTATTCCCACCTATCACAACAGAACGATACAGCGAAAAAACAGGAAAACGACTCAAAGACGATGTAGAAGTATTTAACCCTGGTAGTCGGCAGCAGATAGCCAAAAGACTTATGTCACTAGGCTGGAAGCCTACAAAGAAGACTGAGAAAGGATCGGTGATCGTTGATGAAGGAACACTTGACGGAGTTGATATTCCAGAAGCTAAACTTATTGCCGAGTACCTTATGCTTCAAAAACGGTACGCTCAAGTTAAATCATGGACTGATGCTGTTGAAGAAGATGGGCGTGTGCGTGGTAAGGTCATCACCAACGGAGCAGTGACAGGTAGAATGACACACCATAGCCCTAACATGGCGCAAATACCATCATCGTCCAGTCCTTTTGGTCGAGAGTGTCGCGACTGCTGGACTGTTAATGAAGGTTACAAACTTGTTGGTGCTGATGCTAGTGGCTTAGAGTTACGGATGTTGGCTCATTACATGAAGGATAAAGATTATGTTAAAGAAGTCATTGAGGGTGATATTCATACCAAAAACCAGATTGCAGCAGGTCTTCAAACACGACCGCAAGCCAAAACCTTTATCTACGCATTCCTATATGGGGCTGGAGCAGCTAAGATCGGGTCAATTGTGGGTGGCGGCTCAAGGGAAGGGGAAACGCTCATTAAGTCTTTTCTGGATAACACACCGGCACTCAAGGCACTTAGGACAAAGGTTGAGAGGATGGCAGAGAAAGGCTACTTACCAGGATTGGACGGTAGGAAACTTTTCGTTCGTTCCGCACACTCGGCACTTAACACGCTGTTGCAGGGTGCTGGTGCGATAGTGATGAAGCAGGCAATGATTATCTTAGATGGTAAGATACGCAAAGAGAAACTTGATGCACACTTTGTTGTTAATGTACATGACGAATGGCAATTAGAAGTGTTGGAGAAAGACGCTGAAAGGGTAGGACAGTTAGCAGTAGAGGCTCTTGAAGAAACAACAAAAGAGCTTGATCTATTCTGTCCTTTGACTGGTGAATACAAAGTTGGATCAACATGGGCAGACACACACTAATGGAAAAACCAATGACAGAAGAGCAGGTCAAACATGGCGTGTTTGTCTATGAAACCCATGAAGGCCAACTTATGATCGGTATCTCTGATAACCTTATGAACAGAAAGGAAATAGCCTACAAACTATTGACAGAAGCGTTAGATGTTGTTACACTTGATCTATTGCAAGACAAATTACCAACCAATATCCACTAACGAAAGGGTTAATAATGGATACAGCAAAGCCAATCAAGGTTAAAGCAGAAGTAATGTGGTGTTTCCACAATAAACTAAACGAGATGACCAACAAGTACAGTGTTGATCTTTGTAACCTATCTCCAGGAGCGATCAAAGCCATTGAGAGTATGGGTATCGAAGTTCGTACACGCGATGATAAGCCAGAGAAAGGTAACTTCATCACTTGTAAGAGTTCTATACCTATTAAGGTATTTGCTGCTGACGGTGAGGATCTATCCAATGTTGCTATTGGCAACGGCAGCAAAGCAGTAGTGTTGCTTTCCTCTTATGAGTGGAAGTACAAGAATAAGAGTGGAGTATCCCCAAGCATCAAGAAGATGGTAATTGAGGAACTTCAATCTTATGATTCACCAGAAGACGGTGATGATGACGACGATGACGTACTTTAAGGAGAAAATATGTATATCGTAAAAAAAGCAAACAAGCGACTTACTTCTAAGATGTTTAAGAGTGGGTTTGCTTCTTATGAACAAGCCCGTAACGCAGTGCGTAAGTATCTGCGTAGCCTAGGCTTGGATCGTAACCTCAATACTAATGCAATCAGTATTGTGAAAGCCTAAACATGATAGCCCTCATAGATGCCGATGTTGTGGCATACCGCATGGCCTTCGGTACAGAAGATGAACCAGAAAAGGTAGCGATTCAGAAGACATCAGAGTTCCTTGAGGATTTAATTTTTACCTACACTGAAGTTGAAGACTGTGAGGGCTATCTAACTGGCAAGAGTAACTTTAGGTTTGACATTGCCAAAACAGCACCATACAAAGGCACTAGAGTAGCAGAGAAGCCTAAGCATTTAGGTATCATTCGGCAGTACATGATTGATGCCTGGGCTTTCTCTGTCCAAGAAGGTCAAGAAGCTGATGACGCTATTGGAATCCGTGCATACGCTCTTGGTGAAGAAGACTACATTATCTGCTCTATCGATAAGGATCTGGATAACTTGAGAGGACATCACTACAACTTTGTCAAGAACATTCGTTACTATGTCACTGAAGACGAAGCAATAAAGAACTTTTATATGCAGGTGCTTACTGGTGACAGGGTTGACAATGTTCCAGGACTGAAGGGTGTTGGTCCTAAGAAAGCAGAAAAGATTCTGTCGGAGGCAAAGACAGAGACGGAGTTATTCAACGCAGTGTTAGCAGCGTATGATGGTGACATTGACCACATGACTGAGATGGCACAGTTACTGTGGATACGACGAAAGGAAGGTGAATTGTGGCAGCCACCAACAAGTTAGTCTATATACACTGGGTTGATGCTTGTAGTGTAGACTCTTGGACAACGCTATCAAACATTGCACCAGTACTTATGGAGACTTATACTGTTGGGTATCTAGTGGCAGAAAGCAAAGAAGGTATAGCGATAGCAAGTACCATTAATGAGTCAAATGACGCTTGCTGTATCATTAATATACCAAAGAGATGGATCAAAGCAAAAGGAACACTAAACATTGAAACCAAGCAGCGCAAAAGCAAAAGGCCGAACATTCCAGCAGTGGGTTCGGGATCAGATCATAGCGAAGTTCAATCTGGAGACTGATGATGTTAGAAGCGTTTCGATGGGGGCCGGAGGTGAAGACATCCTACTCTCGCCAACAGCAAGAAGCAGATGCCCAATTTCTGTGGAATGTAAGTCAAGGGATAGAATTGCCGTATACGGCTACTATGAGCAAGCGGAAACAAACGCAAAAGGCAAAGGAGAGCCAGTTGTCTTTATTAAGCAAAATCGAGCCAAGCCCCTTGTAGTCGTCGATGCTGAATTCTTTATTACTCTACTTAGCAAAGGATCTAAAGATGAATAAATATACATTAAAGTTTGAAGAGCTTGATGGCGGTGAGCCTACCACTGGTTATGCCAGTAATCGTACCTTTATACATACTTTTTTTGTTGATGACGCTGATGTCTGGGATGTACCCTTGAAAGGTTTAACTGACTTCCTTAGTGCTATCTACGGCTACGATGTTTCTGAAAAGATTAGTGTAGAGAGTATCTTTGATAACGGTATCTTCAAGCATATTCCTAAAGACAATGAAATGGCTGAGCGTGTTCGTGATGCCTTCAAAGAGTTTGATGAGGAAGACGATCTGAAATGAAACACCTAATCATACCTGATTGTCAAGTCAAGGACGGTGTTCCCCTTGATCATCTGGATTGGATAGGTAACTATATTGTAGCAAAACAGCCTGATGTAATAGTCAACATTGGTGACTTTGCAGACATGCCTTCACTATCTTCATATGACAAAGGTACAAAATCATTTGAAGGTAGGCGGTATAAGAAGGATGTTGAAGTTACCAGGGAAGCTATGCAAAGGCTGCTAGCACCGATGAAGGAGTACAATGCAAGAGCAAGACGAAACAAAGATAAACAATATAGACCTAGAATGGTTCTCACGCTTGGCAACCACGAAAACAGGATCATCAGAGCCATTGAAAGCGATCCTAAACTCGACGGAACTCTTGACATTGATGATCTCGGATACAAAGAGAGTGGTTGGGAGGTGTTTGATTTCCTTGAACCTATTATTATTGACGGTGTGGTTTATTGTCATTACCTTGTATCTGGAGTGATGGGACGACCAGTAGGAACAGCATCAGCAATGGTGTCTAAGGTTCACCAGAGTTCTGTGGTAGGACATCAGCAAGGTAGGCAAGTTGCCTATGGTCGTAGGGCTGATGGTAGTAACATCACTTGTATCATCGCTGGATCTTGCTATCTCCATGATGAAGATTACATGGGACATCAAGGTAATAAGCATTGGCGTGGTATACTAATGCTTCACGAAGTCAACGATGGTCACTTCGATGAGATGTTTATTAGCTTAGATTTCTTAAGGAAAAAGTATGACAAACCTAGGTGAAATATTAAAAAAGAAGTTATCAGAAGACGCAATCAACCCCGAACACTATAAGATAGGAGGCATAGAAGCAATTGACTACATGAGGGCCAAGAGCAGCAACGAAGAATATCGTGGATACCTACGATTGTCTGCATTGAAGTACCTTAGTAGAGCAGGACACAAAGATGACGCAGTACAGGAATATGAAAAGGCACAATGGTTTATCAATCGGTTGATAGAAGACCATAAGAAAGGATAATATGGCATACACTTTGCGAGATATAATTAGTAAACTTAGTCAGTACGATGAGTTAATGTTGTTGGAAATGTTGAACATATCCGCAGAGGAACTGCTAGAGAGATTCATAGACAAAGTTGAAGATCGTTTCGAACTATTAGAAAAGGAATTACATGACTAAGATGGACACCTACTCGCAATTCATTAGTAAATCACGTTATAGCCGTTATCTGCCAGAGAAGCGTCGTCGTGAGAACTGGAATGAAACTGTTGCACGGTATTTTAACTTCATGGAAGATCATCTGCTCAAGAACAACAACTATGCTCTTACGCGTGACCTTCGTAACGAACTAGAACAAGCAGTAGTAAACCTGGATGTAATGCCTTCCATGAGGGCTATTATGACCGCTGGTAAGGCTTTGGAGCGTGATAACACAGCAGGGTACAACTGTAGTTATCTGCCTATTGACGACCCTAAAGCATTTGATGAGGCTATGTACATCCTGCTCTGTGGAACTGGAGTAGGTTTCTCCGTGGAGCAACGATATGTTAATCAGTTACCTGAAGTCCCTGAGCAGTTGTTTGATAGTCAGACTACTATCGTTGTTGCCGACTCCAAAGAAGGTTGGGCAAAAGCACTACGACAGTTGGTGGCTCTTCTATATTCTGGTGAGATTGCAAAATGGGATTTATCCAAGGTACGTCCAGCGGGTCAAAGACTTAAAACATTTGGTGGACGAGCCAGTGGACCAGGACCGCTTGAGGAGTTATTTAAATTCACAATATCCAAGTTCAAAGGTGCGGCTGGTCGTCGTCTCTCATCAATCGAGTGCCATGATATTCTCTGCAAGATCGGCGAAGTTGTTGTCGTTGGTGGTGTTCGCCGTTCAGCAATGATTTCCTTGTCTGACCTGCAAGACGATAAGATGCGTAATGCTAAGTCAGGTTCGTGGTGGGAACAGAATGGTCAACGAGCCTTGGCTAACAACTCTGCTACCTATGAGCAGAAGCCTGATACATCACAGTTCCTTCATGAGTGGACTAGTCTGTATGATAGCCACAGTGGTGAGCGTGGTATCTTCAGTCGTGAAGCATCAGTAAAGCAAGCAGCTAAGAATGGTCGTCGTGATCCTAACTATGAGTTTGGTACAAATCCGTGTAGTGAGATCATCCTTCGTCCTTACCAATTCTGTAATCTTTGTGATGTTGTTATTCGTGCTGAAGATACTTTTGAAGATGTTGCAAAAAAGGTTAGAATAGCCACTATCATGGGTACTTTCCAAGCTACACTGACACATTTTCCTTATTTGCGTAAAGTATGGAAAAAGAATACCGAAGAAGAGCGTTTGCTTGGTGTGTCTTTGACTGGTATTTTTGATAATGAATGGATGTCTACTATATGCGACGATACAAAGGAGAAACTTGAAAAACTACGACAATTGTCTGTTGATGTAAATAAAGAGTTTTCTGCTTTAATTGATATACCTCAATCAGCAGCCATAACTTGTATTAAACCAAGCGGAACAGTTAGCCAGCTTGTTGACTGCGCTTCTGGTATCCACACACGCCACAGTCCTTATTATATTCGTCGTATTCGTGGTGATAAAAAAGACCCTCTTACTAAGTTTTTAATAGATGCTGGAATACCAGCAGAGGATTGTGTCATGAAGCCTGATAATACAACTGTTTTTTCTTTTCCTAAGAAAGCACCGGATGGGGCAAGAACAAGAGAAAATCTAACAGCCATTCAACATCTTGAAACATGGCTGATGTATCAAAGACATTTCTCTGAACATAAGCCTTCAGTAACAATTTCTGTCAAAGAAGATGAGTGGATGGATGTTGGTGCGTGGGTTTGGAGGAACTTTAACGAAATCAGTGGAATCAGTTTTTTGCCTTATGCTGATAGCAGTTACCGACAAATGCCTTATGAAGATTGTACAAAAGAGCAGTATGAAGAACTACTGTCTAAGATGCCAAAAGAAATAGATTGGGATTCTTTGGTTGAATACGAAGATAATGTAGAAGGCGCTCAGATGCTCAGTTGCACAGCAGGATCGTGTGAAATAGTTTAAAAAAAAACATTGACATCCTTAATTGAATCGTGTATAATTCAAATGTTACATAAATCAATTGAGGATGTCATGTATAAAAACAGACAAGGATATAAAGTAAGCGATACTCATCGGGAGTGTACTAAATGCGGCTCTATTTTTGAAATTACTAGTGCAATGACTTTGTGTAAAATTTGTAATAGTAATAGGGTTAAGAGCCTAACTCCAGAATGGAAAATGCATCAGAGAGCAAAACAAAGAAGCAAGGAAAACGGAAGGGAGTTTAATATCCTTGTTTCTGATATTGTTATCCCAGATAAGTGTCCAATACTTGGTATAGAGTTAAATATGAATTCTGGTAAATCAGGAGCGTACAGAAACTCACCGTCTTTAGATAGAATAGATAATTCAAAAGGGTATATAGAAGATAACATCCAAGTAATTAGCCAACTCGCTAATGCAATGAAGTGCCATGCCTCAAATGAGGAGTTACACGCGTTTGCTAAGTGGGTTATAAACAATGTACCAAAGAAACAGATTTGATTGAGTAAAATCACTCACTATATTGAGTAAAGGGAGGTACTATGAGTTTATCAATGATCATCATCACCGGTATTATGTTTGGTGTAGAGTATTCAGAGATGGAGGATGAAGAAGGTGTGTTCAACAATGTCATCATCGACATTGGCTTTCTTAGGTTTGTGGTACAATGGGAATAGTGGTGTTCGTGGTGTAGTAATTAAAAAGCCCCAATTAAGGGGCTTCTTTTTTAGTAACTCCAGAGTGCCGGCCTAGTTGATCCTTTACCAACATCTAAGTGTATGAACCTACCAGTGCCTTTCTGTTGGACACCAATGCCTGTAAAACCAAGCCCAATGGCTTTGTGAAGCAATTCTATAGCAGCCTCACCTTGGATGCCAATATCGGCAGCAAGACCTTCTGCGTGTGTTCCAGGCACACTCTTCTTCCGCTCCACAGGATGCAGTGGGCAACGATAGCCAGAGGTGATCACCATTGGCTTACCGTAGGCAGTCCTAAGTTCTTGTAACTTTGCTACCAACTCTTCTCTGATGCCTTCAGAGCCACAATGTTGACAAGCAAACTCTGATCTTTTGAAGTTAGGATATTTACCCCAATCAATCATTTAGTCACTCCTTTATATTTCTCAAATGTTCTTAACCCACCCAGTCCTAGCATACCCATCAACACAGTCATTAGCGATGCCATGTCAAACTCAGGTAAGTCTGGGACTGCAAAACCAATGTAAGTCATAACAAAGATCAGCACTGGTTGTAGTACAAAGTGGTAGGCAAAAGCAGCGCCGCAAGTCCAACCGATGAACGGTCTCCATCCACCTTTGAATATACTATCACTAGATGCTTCTTCTTTATTTACCTCGATCTGCGCCATTGCAATTTCATGCGCATTTTTCTGTGCCATTGTAGCAATTTCATGCGCTAATTTCTGTCGCTCAGTGGCATCAGGAATGAATTTACTTAGGATATTAGATACTGAGGTTACAAGTAGTTCTATCATTGATACTCCATAGTTAAGTATACAGCACCAACAACACACCCAATAACAACCATTATCAATACAAGAATCCAGAAGGTAAGTAACATATCCTGTATTATTCTGTCACGCTTTGCCTTCTTGTCTAACTTATCCTTTAGTTGTTGTCGATGCTCTGCTTCTCGTTGTTGCCTTGCTTTGACTTGGAAGGACTGCCAATCATCCCATAACCCAGGTCTACCACAATAAATCATTAACTGCCTTAACTCTTGTTCTTGTTGCTTTAACTGCTCTAGTGCCAGAAACTCTTCAAGATCATTACGCTTATGTTCTGGTTTACTCTCTACCTTTTCTTGTAACTTTGATTTGTTGTTGAAGTATTCAAGTAATGCTTGACCAGCACTGACTATCTCGCCTCCATTCTTGATGGCAGTCTTGATTACTTGAAAGGCTGCATTGGCTGCTGCCAGTTCTACTAACATGGGATCTCCAAGACATAGGGTTATTCAGCTTCCGTGGCTATATTGTATTGCTCAAGCAATCCTGCTCCTGCTGTCGCTCCTACCGGCGTTGCTGCTTTGGTAACAGCCTCTCCTGTTTTACGCATTAGAGGCGTCCTAGCCCTTAGAATCAAGTCTGCAATGTCTTGACCCATATCACTGTATAACAAACGAGTGCTACCGGTTAGCAACGCTGCTGATGTTGGATCATAACCAAACATACCTAACAAAGCACCGCCTTTGGCAAGACCAGCAAGACGACCTTCCAACACAGCACCAGGGGTTTCACCAATCATCTCTAAAGCCGCCTCAGCCTCTTTCTGACCCCTTGCCTTACCTTCAGCAAACCGAGTCTTACGACGAGACTGATCCATCTGCCTAACTGCTTGTTGATACTGTTTAGGAGTAAAAACACCACTCATAGCACCTGTGTTAGCAGCAGCCATCTTCATAACCGCAAGATCACCGTAAGCACTGTCAATACGGCGAAGTTGGGGTGTTAGTTTCTGGTTCTGATCATAGATGTTCTTTTTAAGTTCACGCAACACTAACTGTAGAGCATCACCGATAGTACGGTCGTTTTGAGTAGAACTGTTTATGTAACCAATCGCTTGTTTCCTTAGATCAGACTCAATACCTTTGATGTCTTGGCCTGAGATAACACCGGAAGGAGGAAACTTATTCAACACTACTGAGTTTAAAATACCCTCAACCATTTGACGCTGTGCTGGTGAAGGTAAATTTGCTTTGTTCAGTGCGTTAAGAATATCGCTACTAACAGTGTTGTTAAAAGAAAAACTCATCTTAGATAAAACATCATCATAAGCCTCGTCTACCCTGTCAGTAGCAAACTGAACAGCATCACGACCAATAGCGTCTGCTGGTAGTTTAATATTTATTTTATCTAAGGCTTTGTTGATAACTGCTTTGTTGAAATCGTAAAGAGTTCTTTCTCGTTGGTTTTGAATAGCAGTACCAACAATAGGAAGATTCTGTGCAAACTCTTCTAATGCCTTGACTGGCTCACCTAACTTTTGACCAACAGTGCCTTTGATGCCAAGGTCACGCATTGTTTGCTCTGCTTTGCTTAACAAAGGATTCAAAGCAGCGCCAGCGCCTTCAAATACCTTTTGACCAGCAACACCGAAAGCAGCACCACCGGCAACCTGCTTTGCTTTCTCAGTAGCAAAGTCTTCTTCAGTACCTTGAGTAACTGGTTGTAATGCGGCTGTAGCACCGCCACCAACAGCAGCACCTCTTAGACCAGTACCAGCAATCCTAGCGGCAGCAACGCCAGGAATAATCCCGCTAACAACACCACCGCCTAGACGAGCAAGATCAAAACCCTCTTCACCCCTTTCCTTTCTACCAGCCTGATACGCTTGTTCTTCTTCTCGTACCATTTGGCTAACACCACCTTCAGGTAACTTAGAGACAAGACCATATTCAGCCAAAATGTCATTTAGTTTGTTAACTTGCTTGACAACAGGTTCGGGAAGAATTTTTTCAAGTAACTGTGCGCCACCACTGATAGGATCTTTCAAACCCATCAAGAAACCAGAAGTGGGAGCAGTGGCTTGCTGTTGAGCAGGTGTAGCAGGAGCAGAAACAACACCAAGATCAGCAGCGATCTCTTCTATCTGCTCATCTGATAGTGGTTGTTGAGTCTGAATCCTCTTACCACCGATAACATAAGTAGGCATAATTAGTCCTCTATAACTTGGTACTTGATTCCACTTTTAGTTGATCTTTCAACAGAAGGTTTAGTAGTTGGTGGCGGTAACGGTGGTGCTTTACCTTGACGAACTGCTTGGCCTTTAGCGGCTGTTCTTTCAATACCTTTGTTAATTTTTCTAATAGCGCTTTTAAGATTACGTTCAATTGCGTTTTTTTCTAGTGTTGTATCACCACCAACAAGACGTTGCAAGAACTTCAACTCTTCGTTAGAGTCGTTCCCTCCAAACTCTTGCAGTAACGGAATAACATTAGAATTTACTTCTGTAAGGAATACTTCTGTGTTCTCAACACGCCTTAAGTCACCAACAGCACCAAATGTCTTTTTGGCAAGTTCTTTTTGAAACTCTCCGTAAGAACCTGTATAAATTCCATCATTAAGAATGCCTAATGCTACATTAAGACTCTCTACTGATTGTTGTTTACCTTGTATAGCAGCAAGATCAAGACCAAGTTTCTTTGCCTCTTCTTCACTAGCTTTCTTGCTAAACACCTCACCAAGACCAGTTAAATCAACTCCTTTTGGTGACTGTATCTTCACTACTTTTTCCAAGGCAGTCAACTCGGCAGTTTCTTGAGGCGTGAGTCCATCAGTATTCTTTTTCATTTCAAGAGTAACAAGACGCTCTGCCAACGAAGTCTTTCCACTTTCCTTACCTTGAGCAATAACATTCCTTGCTGATTCAAACATCGCGACTTGTTCAGGAGTCCGTTGATCAGGAGGAATCTGACCAATATTAAGCATAATAGACTCCGCCTGCTTCTTTGGGTCCATAGGCGCTGTAACACGCTTTTTAGACTCTTCTCCTAACTGCAAAGCAACATCAGTCAAACCGGCGTTAGAGAAATCCAAAGCCATTCTACGCAAAATATCAGGGTCATTAATATCCTGCCCCTTATACTTATCAACAATGGCTTGAGTAGTGGTAGCCCTACGCAATGCTGGGTCTTGTGCTTCAGGGAACAAACCTTGTGCAAGAGCATTGATGCCAGTCTGTGATAGACCACGACTAGCAGCGTACAGTGGTGCAAAGACACCAAAGGCTTCTGCTTCTTTGTTAATTGCTTCTTGACGACGAAGATCCCTTGCTGCAAGAAGTTCGTCTGCTGTTACACCAAATAGTGACTGTGCCATAATTAGTCCTTAATTAGAATACACCGTAACCTGTGGTACCTGGGGCCATACCAACCCCGCCTCCACCAAATGACGGAAAGCCACTAAACAAACCACCAATACCTTGTTGAATTTGTTTATTCCCTAACAAATCCTGTAAAGCACCGTAACGAGCAGAGGACGACATTACATCACCAAGTAAGTTAGTCTTTGCCGCTCCTAGGCCGCCTGCTAGTAACGATTCTCCAACCTGAGCGCCAGCAGTAGCGGTTCTACCACCCAACTGTGCGCCAATGTCAAGAGGTTGTTGACCAAGGTTCTCAATCGTCTGAGCAAGACCAAGTTGAGTTTGGAACGGAGCCATTGCCTGAGTCTGGTACTGAGGAATAAGACCAAGCAACGATGCGCCTGTACCAAACAACCCTGTACCAAGTTGAATATCTTCAGCAAGCCTAGCCCTAGCAAGATTCTCTGCTTGTTGACGAGCAGTGATACCAGCAGCACCCAACTGAGTACCAAGGCCAATATCCTGTTGCAACTCTTGCCTTGCTCTCTCACGAGCCTGTGCAGCCAATGCCATATCTTGTTGACCACGGGCCTGTGCCAGTGTGAACAACTCTGGTTGACCCATATCACCAACACTAAGACCGGCCCTACCACGACCAAACACTGACGATGCTAGACGCTGTTCTTCACGCTGACGGACAGGATCTAACATTGCTTGCTGTTCATTAAAGTAACTCTGAGCAGCGGCAGTAGGATCATATGATGTCGGTGTTACCTGCTGGCCTAACATCCCTAGTCGCTGTGCGTAAGCAAGTTCCTCTGGGGATGCTTGCCTTGCTGCTGATGTTGGTAACAGTTGTCCACCAAGGTTGAATAGCCCTGGCACAGCGCCTCTGATAGCACTTAACTCAGCGCCAGCACCAAGAGCAGTTTCTAATGACCCTGGAGCAACACCGAGTAGCCTCTCCTGTAATGCTTGTAATTCAGGCGAGACTGTGTAACCAGCGCTGGTAAGCCTACCCTGGTCATCAAAGCCAAATTGACTTTGACCAAATCGGGTTGTTATACCTACTGGTCTGAATCTGGCTTCTTGAGCAGCAATTTGCGCTGCTGCAGTTTGAGCATTAGCAGCAGTACCGGCGGCTCTTTCAGCAGCCCTACCAGCATCAATAGACCCACCTAAAGAAGCACCTGCTAGCGCTCCTGCTGGTCCCCCTAATAGGAAACCACCAACACCGCCTAAAACAGAACCTACACTCTTACCCATTTAAATACTCCTATTATAAATTTTGTATACATTACCGTCAACACCAACACTATCAGTAACATATTTAAATTTTAAAATATTTCCAAATTTACCTAGCTTGTCATTATCTACTAAGCCATAAATAGGAGCATTAAGTAGTGACTGCATTGTGTCTAAATCTTTTATAAACTTATTCTTTACTTCTTTAGTCCATCTAAACACATCGGCGTGTAGCCAATGGATGTTAGCGTAATACTCTAGATATATAACATAGTCTTTATTCTGTACTACTGGTATTTTCATTTACCAAGGAAGCCCGTCAGCAGTTTGTATCTTTTGTTTAGCAATGTTTTGTTTCAATCCCTGCTCTATTTGATTCAATCGCTCAGGGGTTTGTTTACTCTGAACCCATGCAACAGTTTCAGCCTCTGTCAGTTGATCAAAAGGTATAAATGAAGGATCTGATGGGTCTTTATAAGATACTTTTTGATAAATATCTATGTTAGCAGTATATCCACCGTCAGTCATAGATACTTTGCAATAGACCATCGTAACCACACCTTCTGGTACTGTTCGTACTAAGTTATAAACACTCCATACCATTTGGTTATCCATTTACTTTCTCCTTAAGCGCTTCTACTTCTGCTCTTAGTTTTTGAATCTCTTTTAGCATCGGTGATATTAGTTGTTCGTAATTGATACCAGAAACTTTACCATCTACAAACACACAAAGTTCAGGACGAATGTTAGCAACATCATCAGCGATAAGACCAAACTCTGTGTTGGGATTAACTTCCTCAGTATAATTACCTTTACTATCTTTCTTTCGACGATTGTAAGATACCGGCTCTAAAGACATAATCCAGTTTGTATCTGCAATCGGTGTTATGTTTGCTTTAGATTCTCTAGTAGAAGACAAACCACCGATGTCTCCGGTGCTATCTATGTAAAGCGTTCGGTTGGTTGCGCCTACGGTATTCCCATAACTATTAGCAAATTTAACCCTACCATCTGCGCTTAATGAATATGTACGACCGTTAGCATTGACATTTAATGATGTATTTACATCAGTAGCAGCGTTAATTGCTACTTCACCAGTTGGGTCTATGAGAATCCTAACACCGCCGCCGTTAAAAATTCTTAATGGTAAATAAGATCCGCTTCCCCATATGCTTCCATTTAATGAACACTCGTCATCGTCAACATAAATAGCTGTAAAGGTAGCGTTAGTTGGGTTTGAATTGTTGTTTACAATAAACGAGCAACCTTGAGCAGTGCCGTTAGGGATTGCTCCTACAGAAGTTGTACCATTAGTAGTGCTTGTTTGAAGAAGTGTTCTATTGTTTAGAGTTGCTGTGTCAAAATTACCTTGTAATCTTCGCGCATTTCCACTAAGAACCAAATTAGCTGCTACTGTTTGGTTAGCAGTAAAAGTCTGTGCCTCTTCTAAGAAAGCAAAAGTGCTATTACCAGCAACAGCAGGCACTGTCAATGTACGGGCAGCGTTGGTTGAATAGTTAATTGTTGCTTTACTTGCTTGAGATCCTACCACTAACGAATTAGCAGTGACGCTACCAGTAACAGTAAAGTTACCAGACAGAGTAGGGCTAGTAGCATCTAACTTAGAACTAATAGCAGAGGCGATGTTATTAAACTCAACATCAATCTCTGTGCCTTTAACAACCTTTGCTGGATTACCTGTGGTTAAAGAATCCTTAACAGCAAAGTTCGTACTTTTAACATAGTCTGCCACTTAATTCTCCTTAAATAACTATTTTGCCGATCTTAGATGCCACATCTATTTTCTGTATTGAGAAAGGATTACCACTAATTTCTGTCTCTAATCCTATCTGAACAATAGTACCAGCACCAGTAACATTAACAAAAAATCTTTCTAAGATTATACCACCAAAGTATTCTGCTATGTTATACTCTGCGATACCATACTCATAGGCAGAACCACCAGCAAGTATCTTAGTCTGTGATAAGTAATTATCTTCGTAGTCAAAACCATACTTAACTGCTACTTGTGCACCACCACCACCAATGACAATAAACCCAATCTTTTTTAGTATCTTTAGTGTTGTAGGATTATCAAAGTCAAAATGGTTTGTATAGTACGACAAACGGTAGGTAGTTCCATTATCATAGAAGCCAGAGTATTTACCAATGTATCCTGGCCTGCCTATCAAAAGTTCCTTTGCTTGATTAACAAAGAAAGCCTTTGGATCAATACTGTTCCAAGTAGTTACCCTTGCTGCGCCATTCTCTAATGCTGTTCTTGTATCAAAACAATAAACTACACCTGTTGTTGGTAATGATAACAAATAGAAAGCATCACGATCATAGTAAACTGCTTTAATGTTCGTTGCTGTCTCTGATGCTACATTCTGCATTACCTCATCACGGACATTCTTAGACATATCCCTGAATGGTAACGACTTCTCAATAATCACTCGTTGCAGACTACGGACACCAGCATCAGACAAGAAGATAACATCAGTACCTGTGGTAGCAATACTATCCCTAGATATACAACCAATGTTAGGAATAAAATCTATTAATGTAAGCTGAGTAACATCTATAGGATTACCATAGATAGCAATATTGTTCCTACCAAAGATAATTAAGAAACCATTATGTGCAGCAAGACCAACAATCTTATCGTTACTAGGAAAGACAGCGTTAAGTGACAGAGAACCACTATCACCACCACTGAAGTCAGAACCATCTAACAACCTACTAAAATAAACTGTTTGGATGTCACCAACAATATCAGCCATCCATATACGACCATACGCTGCTAATGCACAGTTAGGCTTAAATGTAGATGTTGAATACCCTGCCGGTAATGAACCAACATCACCTAGTCGTTGGAATCCATAAGATCCATCGTGGTTATGTCCAGAACTGCTTAGGTTATGAAACACCAATACTTCATGTGCAGATTGTACAAGGTAAGCATGAGGCAATGCAGCAGAACCATCACCAAAAGGCAACGCTGCTGCTTGCCAATTATTAGCAGTGATGGTATAAGTTAAGTTACCGCTGTTAGTAGAGTTACGAACAGCAGCCGTGGTCATTGTGGTAGTACCGGTAAACAATTTATTATTACCACCACTGATTAGTACATTGTTACCAGGAATGATAACTTCAAACAGAAACTGTACAGGGTTAGCGCTACCGAGATCAGTGTTGACTGTGGTGTTTACAGGAACCCATCCACGCCTAGCACCGATACGACCATATCTATCGATAACACAATTCTCTGCCTTTAATGCATACCCTGAAGATAGTTGTACACTGCTTTCTTGGCTGTTTAGACCAAGGAATCCTGGCGCACCGATGGAAGCAGTCTGTAACGGTCTCATTAGTAATCAACCCAAGTGATTTCATCAGGATAACGGTTAGCCTCAGCAGCGATGTGGTCTGACAGCGACTGAAGATACAACTGATATGCTTCAGTGCTGTTGATACCAGAGTCCTCACCACGCTCTAACAATGCCTTGGAATAGGCCAAAAACTCGATAGGTTCGGCTGGTACAATAATTTGATCTGTGCTAGCAGACAAAGGTAGCGTAGGCTTGATGACGTTAAAATACAGGTTGTAGACACCATCAGGAACAGGATAGACATCTACCAGTGTATCACCATCAGCAGTAACACCGTTAAAGTTAAATAACTCTGGAGCACCACGCTGTACAGGGTTACCAGCGTTAAGAAACAACTCGTTCATAGCCGTTGTTGTTTCCATCGTCATTGTCCAGTTACTTTGCTCATTGATGACATCAATAAGACGAAAGCGCTGACCAATACCTTGTAAAGAGTAAGTAAACAAGTCAGCAGTGGTTTGAACAGGAATAGTCTCTGATAGAGCGTTCCAATTATAAGCATCTTCTACTTGACGCTTTGCATCATTGACAAACCTACCAATCAACTTAGAGTAGGAAGTGTCAGTAACAGCAGTAACTTCGTTCTCACGAAGCCTGATCAATACATTATTAACTGTTTCAAGATAAGTTTGGTTAGCCATTTAGCAGTCCCATTTCTTTAGTGCCAGTGCCTTCCTTGTAGGTCTGCCTTTCTCGTCCTTCATTGGACCAGACACACCTGACATCCTTGCACAGAATGATTTCCTTCGTTTAGCAGCAGTGGGTGACTTTGCTGCTTCCTTGGCTGATACTGGTGGTTTAAGATTAGCACCTTCAGTACGCTTGAAGTAATCTCGACCCTTCTGGTTCAAACCACCTTCTTTGTTCTGATATGCCTTCTTAACCATTATGTTTGATCCTTTTTACTGATAGGAAGACAAACACCTTCAATCATGTCTACATCTACTTCTGATTCAATCTTATGTATAGCCCTCATAGCAACGGCTTGACACTCTCGTTCGCTGTAGAAGTTTTCATCAGACTTCCAGAAGGCACATTGACCATCAATACAGAAAACAACCACAGCGATAAAGAATTTCATTTCTTTTTCTTAGCCTTTCTTGCCGTTGATAAGGCAATGGCAATTGCTTGCTTCTGAGGCTTCCCTGACTTCATCTCTTTACGAATGTTCTCAGAGATAGTCTTCTTAGAGTAACCTTGCTTCAGTGGCATTACTTCTTCCTTTTCTTTGCTGTGTTAGCAGCGTCCTTGAAGTCTTGTGCCGATGGTGCGCCTTTGCTACCTACCTTACGCATACGCTCACCAGAACCCTCAGCAATGCGCTTACGCTTGGCTTGAATGTTAGCGTATAGTCCTGGTTTAGTAGCCACGTTTAACCTTCTTCTCTTTCATACCACCATTCTTCTTCATACACTTACCAGCTTTCTTACATTTTGCAGGACTAGGACAACCAGGGCAAGGTTTAAACATAGTAACTCCTTTAGGTATTAAACTGAACTGCTAACTTAGGATCTAACTCTAGTGATACAATGAAGGTAAAAGTAGTAAGGTTATCTTGTTGCTCTACTCGTATCTCATCACCTTCTTCTAACACTACATACTTACCATCACCACCCCACTCTACTCCAGTACCAGCGTTGAATGAAGCATTAACTATTCCATATTCTTCGTTGGTAGAAGCATCATACCAATATACTGTTGCTGTCTTGTTGTTAGCACCGATGTTAGCAACATACAACAATGTCCACAATGCTGTCTGGTGCGTAGGAACAGTATAGATAGTTTCCTTAGCAGCAGTGGCTTTAGTCTTGCCTTTACTAATCTTTCTTGACATTGTTCTTTCCTAACCAGCCTCTTACTGTTTCCGTTTCGAATATACGAAATAAAGTCCACACAATCGTTAGTAAAGCCGCTATAGCCGGTAACACTTCTGCTAGTGTTCCTACCACAGTTACCAGTGATACTGCATCACCAGCAGCTTTAGCAGTTTCATGTTGCATTGCCATACTTAGCCCTTTGTCATCTCTAGTAGGTTGGTTTGTAGTCTAGGATCATCAGGGGAGAACTCTAACGCTTTCTTGCACAGTGCAATGGCTTGATCTTTGTAACCAAGATTCCATGCCGCTATGCTGGCTAGGTCGTATGGCTTTGCTCCCCATACACTTGGGTCCATTGTGTAGACCTCTTCTTTTTGGACAATCTCTAATGCTTTCATGGCAGACGAATAACAATCTAGCCACTGTTGTTTCATGTAACAACTTAACGATAACTCAACCCAAGGCTCTCTAGTGTTAGGTGCTTCAGCACAGGCCCGACGATACCACTGGATTGCTGTATCACCCTGGCCTAGTTCATCGTAACACTTACCTAGTAAACGCATTGCATAGCAACGCTCATTAGGCCATGTAGCCTCTGGCATACTTAGGTATTTGTTCAGTGCTTCTATCGCTTCCTGCCACTTACTATAGAATGTCAGTTCTCTAGCATAGTAAAAGGCATTGCGAGGACACCGTGGATCTTCTGTTACCGCTACCTTCAGTAAGTCTAAATACTGCCCCCTAGACTTAGTAGGATCAGGCATATGAACAACTAATAACTTATCTGTCCATGCCCATACTTCGTTAGTTCTTATATCTGGTACTGGATACTCATGACAAGGATGATGCCAGTGATACCCTTTCCTATGGTGTATCTTTTCATAGTAGAAGGCAATACCACAACCCCAGTCAAACTTGTATCGTAACCTAGTGGTGTCGTCCTTCCAGACTCTTTCAATTTCTTCACGCCACCCAGGTTGCAATACTTCATCTAAATCTAAACTAACACAAACATCAACATCAGAAGGTATTAGTGCTAGTGCTGCATCCCTGGCTTTATCAAACCTCCAAGGATTTATACATATGTTATATACCGTTGCTCCACACTGCTTTGCTAGTTCAACAGTATTATCAGTAGAACCTGTGTCTGCTATCAGTATTACATCAGCATCTTTGGCAGATTCACAAAAACGCTCTACAAACTGTTCTTCATTCTTACTGATTGCATACACTGCTATTTTCATAGGCATCCTCTAAAATAACTATCAGGATACCAAATTTTTACTACTTTGTCAAGTATTTAATCAATGTTTCCTGAAATAATTTGTTCTGGTGTTGCAGGTAACTCAACATTAGGGAAGTTAGGGTCTTGAGGGAGATTACGCAATGCTTGACGATAAGCAGCCCAAGCAGTACGATCAACAGGTGCATCTAATACCTGTGTCCAGTCACTATTCATCAGAGCAATATCACGCTGTCTACGCAACTGTGCTGCTTTGGTATCAACTTCAGCAGCAAGGTCTTCTGCTGTTTTGTCAGCAACCTGTACCACATAAGCCCAACCATTCTGAATGTAAGGCTCGGTTGGTACTAGCTTCTGTGTCTCACGGTTATGCGGTATAAAAGCATTAACTTTATACGCACCTTGCTCTTCTAAGAACTCATTACTAGGACCAGTAGCAGAGAAAGATACTTGAGGAAACATATCCTTGTAATGAGCGATAACACCATCTTTGTAAATCTGCATTGTTTACTCCTATTGATCAGGGAATTCTTTAGTAGGCGCAGTAAAGTTAGCGGTGTATCTCGCCACGCCCTTGGTAATACGAAGATCGTCGATGTAGCCGTTGAATGGAAAATAAAGGCCAGGAGCGCCACCGGCGCTATAGTTGGTAATTCCAACAAGGGTTAATGGCTGCGATTTATACGTTGACAGACTAACAGTTCCGCTTGCTGATCCGTTAATATAAAACGTCAAGGTTCCGCTGCTTCTTACCCAGGCAACATGATTCCATGTTTGCCCAGATATAGTTGATGTTGCGTCATCTGATGTGGCAGCAATACCACCATTTAAGACTGCCGAGGAAAAAACCGCATAAACAGTTCCTGACTTTTGAACCGCAAAAACTGCTATTTCTGTTGTTGATGCGTATTTTTGTATTCTTGGCGTGTATGTCCCTGCATCGGTCATATACAACCAAGCCTCTACCGTAAAATCTTCACCAACATTAAAGTTAATCGCATCTGGGAATTTCAAATAATCCCCAGTCCCATCAAACTTCATCGAGCCGGTGCCGAACTTCTTGACGCTGGTATCTATCTGAGCATTGCCGACTGTCTCTAGGTTGTTCTTGGCGGTGCTGTCTAAGATGCCAGCGTTGGTGAAGTTGCAGAGGAGGCTGGTGTTGGTGATGGCTGTGAGGGGTGCTGTTGGTCCACCGGCGGGAGGCGTTACCGCTGTGCCTTTGACAATACGAACATTTGATAAATACCCTGTTATTGGTAATTGAGATGTTCCAGTAGTTGTAGTACCAGTAGCGCCAACAAACAAATTGTTTCCATTATTTACTGTTCCAGACAGTGTTCCTGTTGCCCTAGAAACACCATTTACATAAACAGTAACAGTGGTTGATGACCTTACTACAGCAATATGATTCCATGAGTTTGGAACCCAAACACTACCAGCAGTAGTGGCAACAGCTGTGTTTCCAACATAGAAAACAACATCACCTGCGTTTGTAACAGAAGTACCAATACCCCATCCATTTGTAGATGATATATAGTTACCAATAAAATCCTGCCTAGAAGAACTTGATGTTAAATAAATCCATGCTTCAATAGTAAAATTAGCATCAAAAGAAAAAGCAGCGTTGTTAGCTAGGCTTAAGGTATCACTAGTCCCATCAAAATACCCACTCCCGCCATTAGTGCTTGCAGAGTAAGCAGCAGAGGGTGCGAAAGGACTGAAGGGGGTTACACGCACATCACCGTTGCGAGTGATAGCAAATGCGTTTGTGCTGTTGTCTACAAATCGATTGGATTGGCAGGTGAGTAGGGAAGTGTTGGTGATGTTGGTGAGGGGTGTGGTTGGCGGGGTAAAAATCGTCGCCCCTACAGTTGTACTTGAAGTTGAATAAGCAGAAACAACAGAACCTTTTACTAATCTTAGGTTAGATATGTACCCAAAAAACGGATTGACGAAAGTGCCACTTGTATAACCAAGAATGCCGATAGTCAATACCTGTGCGTTGTCGCTTAGACTTATTGAACTTGTTGCGGTTGCTTCTAAAACACCATTCAAAAACAAACGAAATGTAGTTCCCGATCTAGTTACCGCAACGTGATGCCAGGTATTTGAAGCAACCGTTGTTGGCCCAGAGACATCTATATCCCAAGTGCTTCCAGAAGAAAACAGCATTCCAAGTTTATTAGTATTTCTTATTTGAACAGCAAAAGCGCCTTCCCCGCCAGCAGTATCTCTATCACTTTTTGCGACAATCAATCTGTTTGTTGAATCTGCGGTTGCGTACACCCAAGATTCAATCGTGAAATCGCCACTACCAAATTCAAAAGCAGCATTATCCGCAAGCGTCAGGTAATCACCCGTACCATCAAAATAATTACTCCACTCCCCCGCACCTACACTAAATGGGCTAAACGTGCCTTGGGTGGTGTTGCCATTGCGGGTAATGGTGAAGTTGTTGGTAGAGGAGTCTAGGAAAGTGTTGTTCTGTGCGCCGTTGGTTCCATCGCCGTGGAGGAGTAGGACGGTTTGCTTGAAGTTGGGGTCAGTCTCTGCTGCCCCTCCTCTAGCCAATGCTTTTAATACATTACTCATTATGGCTTACCAACTTCAGTTGCGTAGATAGTGGTGCTAACTTTCCATAACAGAATCCAAGTATAGCCAGTGGTAACTAATGTTGGTGCTGAACCAGTGCCACCTACCTTAACCCAAGTAGGATTAACAGTAGACCAAGTAATAGTATATGCAGTACCATCATCAATACCAAGCAACACTATCTGACCTGCTTCAAAGTTAGTCGCTGCTGGTGTACGGTTAGCACCTAGAGTTACAATCTGAATTGAACCATTAGCAGGATCAATCTCAAATGCAGCACCGTCAGTGATGGTATGAACAGTATCTTTTAGTTCTTTGAAGGTTTGCTGTGCTGTGAATGATTGTGCTACATCTAGTTTAGCAGTGTCAACATCGTACGCTTGAACAGTAACACCAATAGCAGCAGGAGCAAGATAATCAGTGCCAGCAGTAGCAGTTGTAATAGCACTAGATCCGTTACCTTTCAACAACGCACCAGCAGTAAACGAAGCAGCGCCAGTACCACCATAAGGCACAGTAATCTCTGTACCTTTCCACACACCAGTGGTTACTTCACCACTATCGTTCACAATTAGTGAACTATTTTGAATTATTTTACCAGTGGTGCTATCAAACCTAGCAACCGCATTATCAGTGGATGACGCTGGTCCTAAAACATCGCCAGTACCGCTACCACTAGCCCCAGTAGGACCGGTAGGGCCAGCAACAGTAGAAGCAGCCCCTGTTGGTCCTGTAGGGCCGGTCGGTCCTGTTGGTCCTGCTACATTAGAAGCAGCGCCAGTAGGTCCAGTAGGACCAGTAGAACCAGTAGCGCCTGTTGTTCCAGTAGCGCCAGTAGAGCCTGTGGGACCGGTTGGGCCTATAGCCCCTGTTGGGCCTGTTGGTCCAGGAGGACCGCCGCTAGGACCAGTAGCACCAGTTGGGCCTGTTGGACCTGATCCAGTAGGGCCAGTAGGTCCGTTTGGGCCTGTTGGACCTGAAGGTACACCATAAATTGTTTCGCCGCGAAATATCGACATTTAGTTTTCCTTTTACAGTTTTCTTAAATACTCTCAACGAAAACACTTAAGAAAAGCCCCCGAAGGGGCAACCTTACACCAACTTACCTACAACAACTGTAAAGGTAGCAGATCCGAGGTTGATTGCATCACCACTAAGGTTGTTAGCACGAATGGTAACAGTGTTAGCAGCAGTAACATCAGCAGTCACAACCAAACCACCAGCACTGATGCTAGAAGTAACACCAATAACCATATCACCCAGAGCAACACCAGGAATAGCAATGGTATCAGATGCAGAAGCACCGTTGGCGATAGAATCAAAATCCTTAACACCAGATGCTACAGTAATATTAGAGAACACGCCAGGGAACTGCTGACGCGCATTAGACTTAATTGATACAGAAGAAAGTGCCATGATAGATTCCTTTTAAGTTAAAATAGGGATGACCCTAATGAGCCATCCCCGTGACGGATCTTAGGCAGGTACCGCAATTGCTACACAAGACTTGTCCCTCAACTCGCCAACACCATATAGCGTATCAGCGGTGAGCAGCGTTGCAAGGTACTCTTGCTTGTATTGAGTCTGAACACGAACACCAAGTTGCTCAACCAACACAGCAAACTCAGGGTGTGCCATCACAGCAATACGAGCACCACCAGTAGCAGTAGCACAGTTGGTAGAGACATATACCTTAACACCGTATACATCACCAATCTGACCATTGCGGATAGAGTCGCCAGAGCCAACAAAGGCTTGCTCAGTAAAGCGGCTAAGACCAAGCAGAGTGTTACGAGCAACAGGAGGAATGATCATGAAACGACCATCCATCGGTACATCCTGGTCATCAAGCGTCTGAATTACTTTACGAATACCAGCGTCCGTAAGCGCAGAAGCGTTGTTAGCACCAGAGGTGTACGCAGTCGTGCCATCACCACCGATAACAGCAGCGTTGTACGCAGCCGTACCGTTACCACCCTGAGCCTTAGCAGCTTGGGCAAGAACATCGGTGTCGATGCGGGTCGACAGAGCATAACCAGCATCATCAGTGTAGAAGCGACGCAGCGAAGACTGTGCCTGAACTTCCGTGATGTCCTCAATCAGACGACTATACTCATAATGCTGGTCAATCGACACAGACAGCGAAGTGCCAGATTCAGCAATCAGAGTCACCTGTGCTTGAGCAGTCTTGCTCTTTGCAGAAGCAGAACCACGAACAGGAGCAGGGAAGTAGACTTTATCGCCTTTCTTACCCTTAAAGTTCATCTTCTTGATGAGGTTAGCGGCAACAAGATTCTTCTTGTAAGCAGCAATGATTTCATCAGACCACACCTCTGGCACAAAGCCAGCGGTTTTAGCCTGTCCAACTAGAACGTGATCGGTACCCATACCCATGATAATATCCTTTATGTAAAGTTAAATTTTATCGGACCCTCCCGTCTCGATAAGCGCTCATGATTTCAGGTTGAAGAGCATCATAACGATCAGGATCGGTCTGCATCAGTTTGATAATATCCGCACGACGATAGATCTTCTTAGAAGGTGCTTCATCACTTCCTTTTGCCGTAGTAGCAGTAGCGCTCTTAAGAACTCGTTCACGGTCTTGCTTTTCAGCCTTGACTGTAGCATCAGCAACTTGCTTGCGCTCTTTCCAAATCGTAAGTAACTCATCAGCGGCATCAAAGTCATAGTTATTCGCTGCTGCAAACAATTGTACTCGTACCTTAGACGACTTTACCCACTCTTGGAAAGATGTGTCACCAGCAATATCCATAAAGTCTGGATGCTTCTGCTTCAACATCGATACCGTTTCTGCGATTCGCATCTGAAGGGCAGCTTGTTCAGCTTGCTTGATCTTCGGATGGTTCTCAATTGCTTTTGATACTGCTTTTTCGGGATCAGCAAAGAAGTCAACTTCTTCGACAGGTTCCTGCGGTTGCTGTTTACTTAATGCTTGGGCCTTGATAAAGTCATCAACAATCTTGCGTAGTTCACCAACTTCAGAGCCTTGACGACCGATTAGCTTCTCAGCTTCTTGGTGCATCCTGGCAATGTCTTTGAGGCTTTTGCCCTTATACTTCTCAGGAACCTCATCTTCTTCTGGTGCTTCAGTGTTATTCTCAGGTACAATCTCTTGCGCCTGCTCTAACTCCTGAACTACTTCACCTGATTGTAATGTCTCTTCTTGACCTTCATCAATAAATTCAGCCATATTAATTCCTCTGAGCGTTTAGCTTTATAGAAAGAATACTATTACTACTTACGGAGATTCCTTTATCCGCTACCTTCCGGTCTTTCTTTCCCACTTGATGTGAGATTCCCTGCGTTGTTCCCACTTTGCAGCGGCTCCAGGGAAGTGTCCAGTAATACCTTCTAGTGATATTACCGGCGTACTAATGATTCTGGAAGCATCATTACCGCAATGAGGGCAAGTAATAACTCTTTCAGACTCATCAATATACTTTTCTGAGGTGTGTCCTTTGACACAGGTAAACTCAAAGATTCTTTTCGCCATCTATTATCTCCTGATATACTTGCTCGGATAGTTGGTGCAAGTTCAGAATATAATCAAGAACCTCTATCTTACCTTTGGCTTTCCAGAGATCCTCAACGCTGTTGATAATATCAACTCTAGCGTATTCGTCCCTAGCCTCTTTTAAATCATCCATCAGATCTTTCCAACCAACTGATGTACAAAGATCAAACCTATTCTCGTAATACTTCTGTATCTGTTCGTCCAAGCATTATCTCCAAGTGAGTGCTTACTAACTTAATACTAACATTGTACCATTTTTTTATTAACTTGTCAATACCTTTTTAAACTATTTTTATCGTTGTTTAGATGCAATCACCTGTAGACGAGCAATATCGGCCTTGGTATCAATATCTTTGTTCTTCAATGCCAAGTCTGCTATCTTCATCCGACGATCAAACTCTTTGTTAGGATCAGCAGCGTCACCAAGGTACTTAGATGAGGCAGCAGCGATTTTTGCCTGTAACTCTGCTGGTGCAAGTTGAATATCAACAAGCTCTTTCTGTGCTTTTGCTTGTTTGAGTTGAACATCAGCTTGTTTATCAGCCATATCCAACTGTACTGCTTGCATCTGCATCTGCTGCATCTGTTGTTCTTGCTCTGAAGGCTGGTTTACCTGTTGTAACTGCTGAATCAGTTCTTCACGATTCTCTAAACCACTGTTTTCAATGATGGCAGACAGAATAATAGGAGCAATCTTGGAATCAGGGCCGAGTGTCTTCAACAAGTTAATAAATTGTACTTGTTCAAACTCCCTTGCGATGATGCCAAGGTGACTGGTAGGAATAAATACAAAGTCTTGGACAGGATAACGCTCAGGGTCAAACTGCATATACCGATGAGCAGCTTTGGTAATAAAAGGAATCAAGAATTGCTCTTGGAAGTTTACCAAAGTACGCTTAGATTTCTTGATAATAGCCATCAGAGCAGGGTTAGTACCATAAGACTCTGGTGTACCTGCTGGCGCACCGTAAGAGGCGCTATCAATGGTTCCAGTGGCTTGCAGGAGCATCCGTTCAAACTCTTTAGCCGTGGCTAGGTTGGCAGGATCTAGGTTACCAAACTTAAATGGTTGTAGAATCTCTGCTGGATTACCGTTGGTAAGGATAGTTTTACCAGGACGAACCTCAAACTTAGCACCACGAGGCAACCTTGTGGCATCCATAGCCATCATAGGCACGGTGGTAAGAGCAAGGCTATCTAAGTGAGCGCGAACTTGTGCGTCTATAGCCTTCTGCATGTTGTAACCCTTCTCAGCGATACCACGACCCCAGAACCGATTAGGCATGGAGTCATTCTGGAAGGCAACAACAGGACGATCCTTCATCATGTAAGGATTCTCTTCTGCCTTAAGAAGTGTACCATCGTTAGCAATTACAACAATGGCCTCAACCAACTCCGAAAACTCAGCCATTTCGTTAGATTCATCGTCGCCTGCCTTAGAGAACAGGTCTACATACTTGTCACTATCGACATTATCAAGCAACTCTTTCGGTACTAAGCCGTAATAACGCAGTAACTTTACCTTGTCTTGCTGATAATCGACTTCTTCCTGTGTTGGTTCAAGTTCAGTATCACTGGCAGCAGGGCCAATATTAGCCTTCTTGTAGGTTCCATTCTCCATTGCCTGTACTACGCTATGGATAGAGACGAAATCCTCTACAGCACAGCCTAAAGCCTCTGCAATAGTGCTTGCATTAGGGTCAATAAGGAAGTTTCGTGGGTTTACTGGTCGTAACTCAACAGCAACACGGTCTTTTTCAGTGACACCGATAGCAGCCAAACCCATGTTAGGCATTGGTTGCGTTGTTGGAATCAACTCTGTCTTCTTGGTAAGGACGATTTCACCGATACCAGTACCATAAACAGCAGCAAGTAGGACAATATCAGAGACAGACTTGCGTACTTGATCCTTCTTGAAGTCTTTGGTAAGTAACTTTTTCATTACTTCTACATCTTGAGGGGTGTCATCCTCATCAACGATGTCAAAGAACTTCTCACCACGACCAAAGATAGCTTCATCAATCTCAGCAGAGAAGGTTTCAATAGCTTGTTGTAGCATCGGTGTGACGATCCTGGCACGCTCAGACTCACGGGTACGGTCTTCTCCAGACCAAATACCTCGCCAGAGACGCTCATACCTGTCCCAGTCTTCCATATAGTTAGTTTCTTTATGGCTGCGCCACTGCTCACAACGCGCTGTTACCCACTCTACCAGTTGATTATTGGTTTGTGCCATCTTAGTTCCTTATTAATATGCGGATTCTACGTCCAGGGGATGCCAATCTTCTTCTCGGTCCATCTCTTCTACACTAACTGTGTTTGCTATTTGAGAAATATATGCTAATGCGTCAATGGTGTCATCATGAACCTGCGTCGAAGGAAACATTAAATATTGATCTATGAATTCTGACCAGTTTTGATCTTTGTTAAGAATAATACGACCATGCTCGAAATTACCTTGGAGAGACCACATTATCCTGTCAGTCTTCTTCTGGTTACCGTGTGTTAGTTCCATCACATGAAAGTAAGTATTGTACTCACGCATCAGCTTCTCTAATGGGCCTAACACCGCCTGCCTTGCCATTCCTTTTTCTAACCCAACAGCGACAGGTTGATACTCATTCACATTCTTGATGATACGCATGGCAGTTTCATCAATACCCCATCTACCATACTCTATCTTCTCAACAAACCAAGTACCATCATCAGTAGCCTTCACAACACAGATAGCAGATTGGTCTAACCTCTTATCAGCAGCAGAGGTAGCGTTATTAACTTCCTTGAATCCAGCAAGGTCAATAGCGATATACCAGGAACCATCAGCAGGTTCTGTTCCATACTTTAACCATTCTTCTTTGAATAACCCAGTACCACTGTTGGTAAAGGATGCTAGAAACTCTTGGTTAAAGTGGAATGTACTTAATGTCTTCTTTGCTGCTTCAATCTCTTCTGGGTCAATGGTGGGGTTGTCTAGCGTGGTTAGATGCCATGCTTTCCAATCCTTACTTCGTCCACTCTCACCAGTCTTATACGCATCATAGAACCAGTTACGCCCATCAGGGGTACTGATCAACACTGCTTCACCTTTTAAGTCTGCCAATGCTGGTCTTATGATCTTGGTGAACAAGTCTTCCTTAACGAAAGCAGCCTCATCAATAACAGCAAAGTATAACTTCAATCCACGCAATGTATCTGGGTTTTCACCAGACCTGATATGTATCTTCCTACCAGTGACCAGTGTTATGTCCATCTGGTTCACATGTGCTTGCTTAATAACACTCCTACCTTGCGTTAAAAGAGCATCCCAGGCGATCTGCCTTGCCTGTCCTAGGGTAGGTGCTACATACACCACAGCAGAGCCTTCAGGAGCCTCTAAAGCCTTTGCAAGAAGCATCTTGATAGCAAGGTTACTCTTACCACATCGACGACCAGCAGCAATAACTTTAAACCTAGACTTGTCCTGCCAGACCTCTATCTGCCAAGGAAGTAAAGACCAATTAAGCTCCATTATCTTTACTTTCCTCAACGTCTATAACATCATCACTTGTCTGTATCTGTGGTGCAGTGATGCCTGAGATGTTAATAGTGATTCCTTGTCCACCAGCACTTCCAGGTTCTTTGTTCTCAAAGTAACTTAGAGGTAATGATCTATCGAGACACATCTTCAAAGCAGCTATTTGATTAGGATGCCCATCTGTAAGCGCCATCTTAATCAAGGTATTTAACATTCTGTCTCCTTCAGAGACAAGCATCCTTGCACATAGTTCTCTTGCTTTTGTAAAGTCACCTACTGGACGACCACGTTTACCAGGTTTTAACTTCTCAACGATTTCACCCTTCTTTGGACGACCTGGGCCACGTTTAGAAGGGACATCACCAACAGTGGTTAATACTTCTTTCTTCCACTGTTTTTTCGAGATAGGTTCTAAGACAGGTGGTCCTGATTCAGAGACAGGACTGTCTGTCTTGATATGTTGTTCGTCCATAAAAATTATCTTCTTAGAAGGTTTTTTGTTTGAGTACTACTTTATTAGTGCTAAGTTATATTAATAGTATCTTAATATTATTAGCACCGCCCAGATAAGGGTTGCGTTAAAACTTAATTCCGAAGGAATAATCTTCTTCTTTAAAACTTTTTTTTTTATCTTGTTGTGCTATCCAATATTATAAGGTGTTTATTGTAGCAGATTTCGAGACAAAAGTCAATGTTTATTTTTACTTTGTTGTAAAAAAGTTACATAACATCGTCCTTCGCAATGCT